GCTATCGCCTTGTTGCATCGCTGCTTCGGCACGGATGTCACGTTCACGTACAGCAGCTTCTTGGGCTGCACGTTGCTCTACTTGTGCCATCAATTCTTCTTGGGTAGCCATGCGGTCACCCTCTTGTCGTGTTTGCATACCCATGTTGGCACTTGGTATAACAAAAGCCTCCCCCGGAATGAACTTTGAAAGTCCTCTTTTTACGATTAATTTTCCAACCTGTTCTGCTGCTGTATCCAAAGCAATACCACGTGCTACTTCGGATGCTGCTTGTGCAGAGTCTGAACTGGTTGCTATACTTCCGGCTGTGATTGCGGTCACTGCTACAGGAAGTTTCCCGCCGAATCGTTCCCAGAGACCTAGCTTCTTTAATTTTTCTACATCTTGTTCGGGAATGGTTGAAAGGGGGTCGGTTGCGGCCTCTGCTGTTATCTTGCTGCGAACTTCCTTTTTAATGGTTTGTTCCAGCAGGCGGCGTTCTTCCTTTGCACGAATAGCAGCTTCGTCAATCTCTGGCATCTGCGCTTCTAGGCGTAATCGTTCTGCTTCAGCTTGTGTAGCAGTCAATTTCAGTTCTTGACTACGTGCTTCACGCACATCATCGATCAAATCTAGGTCAGCGTCTGTTAGCTTACCTTGAACTTGCGTACCTACGATGTCTTGACCTTTAGGAATGACAGCTAGGCGGGGTGCCTCTACTGCTTCTAGTCCTGCTGCCGTGACGCCCATAGATGCAGGTAATTCGTTCAAGGTAGATAAACCTAGAACCTCGCCGTACATGTTTTGCAAGGCACGAAGGGCTTGCTTTGCCGTTGTGCCTTCCTGCGTCATAACTTGAGATACGTAGTGCTTAGAGGTGATGCCCTTTAAGCCTTCAATTGTATCGTCGAAGTTATCGTGACCCAAGATGGTCGATGCTTCCGACGCGTAACCTAATTCGTTTGCAATAATTGACGGGATAATCTTACGAATATCCTTGACACCTTCAATCTTTCGTCCCAAGATGCTTTCAAATGGTTTAAAGCGTTCGGCAATACCGCCGGGAGCCTTGACACCAGCACTCATTCTTGATACAAATGAGCTACGTGCTCTTTTAGCCCCGTCTGATGTGAGGTTTGTATCAGTGCCTTTAGGTAAAAATAAATATTCCCGCCCTTCTGCTTTTGCTTTTTCTGCAGCATCACGAAGTATTTCTAAGGAAACTTCTGGAAGGTCTAAGGCGTTACGGATCTTATTTCCACGTCTAAATTCTTCTGTAAAACGTCCTGTTTCAAAATCAATGTCTTCAACTCGTATCGTTGCAACTTCGCCGGGACGCAATGGAACAAGTGCATTGAACGCTACGGCTGCACGAACACTGGGATCTTTAATATTTGCAATGCCCTCTGTTAATACAGGAAGAGACTGCTGTGCACCGGGGACTTGCTTAAATACCTTTGTTTTACGGGCTTGCTTTGCCTTTTCCAAACCCATGCCACGAGCCTTACCTTCCGCCTTGAAGATGTTAGGCGGTGGGGGAAGGTCGTTTGCAGCAGACATCTTTTCAATGGCTGATTGTACTGTTGCAAGGGTAGTAAAGGTAGCTTCAGAACCGACTTCGTTTAAGCTTGTAAGAAACTTGCTGTCGCCTATTGTTGACCAAGCATCGTCTAGGGATTTACCTGCAGCTTCGATTGCCTTAGTAACAGCCCCTCGCTTACCTTCCGGCCCCATCTCAATGGCTTCACCGATGGTAAGGGTTTGATTCTTGATTTTGTCGGCTATGCTCATGGATTAGTATCCGAATACTTCGTCTTGAACTTTATAGACGTGGTTCTTGATTGCGCCTAGTTGTTGGTGTATAGATGCGTAGCCACTCATACGGGTCATTACCATGTAACGTAAGGCGTCGTATGCGTGATCCTCTGCCTTCGTGTCTACGTCTTCGCTATTCGTCTTAGATAGAGGTATTCCCGCAAGCTGCTTAATGGTATGCTGGCAGGTAGAAAATACTCGTAAGCGTGGTTCTTCTGTGTACGGATCATCGGCTAACCTTCTGTGGACTTCCATCTTACCTTGAATACGGTTTCTGTCTGATGGTGTCCAACGTACACCGACCCGCATCATTGTCTCTGCTATAGATGGGCCGAAACCTGTCTTGTTCCAGCACGAAGCATCTAGGACTGTGTAGTGAGGAAGCGGATCTAATTGCTCTGCTTCTAGTATTTTATCAGCTAATTGTTCCGCTGTCAAGTGTTTTGCGTACAACTCACGATAAACCCAAATATTATTATCCCAATCAATAGCACCCCAAAGAACTGCAGACGGGGATGCATATCCATAGTCCGCTGCTCTAATGCGAGGCCAATTGGTAGGTAATTCGAAAGGTTCGACAACGTGACGTACTCGTGAAAACTCTGGGAAGGCCGCTCCCTCTGCCACATCCCAATCCCCCTCTAGAAGTCTCTTCCGCTCAACTTCTGGGAGCGAACGCAACATGGCTTCGTATTGTCCGTCTGCCATGAGGTGGGGATTATCAGTCAACCGTGCAGGAACAAACTTGCGGTAGAACAACGGCTGACCTGCCTTCTCGTGACCTTTAGGCCACACAAAGGGCTTCATTGTATCTATGTCGTATGCGGGAAACGCTTCGTTTTCTGTACGTGAGTCGATGTACATCTTCTTAACCCACCAGCCACCGACACCGCCGGGGTTGGCTGTACAACGCATATATAGATTCTTTTGAAGTTCTGGATCTGTGGAACGTAGTCTAGAACGTAGGTAGTCCCAGACGTAAGGGGTTGGGTATTGTGTAATTTCGTCGATACCTATCCAGTTGAAGGCTTGCCCCTGAAAACGGGTTACGTCCTTGTCTCTGTCTAGGTAGGTAAACCAAATCGTGGCACCTGATGGAAAAACCCACGTTGATTTTGATTCACGGAACTTTGCTCCGGGAAACGCCTTTGTATATAACTGGCGTGATTTATCTATAAGTTCGGTTAGTTCGTCGAGGGTGCGTCTTAGGAGAAGACCCCGGTGATTAGGGTTGTGGCAATAACGTAAGGGATCAGCAAGTAGAGCAAACGACTTACCGCCGCCAGCCGCTCCCCCGTACAATACATCTTGTTCACCTGCCGAAAGAAACTCCTCTTGAGGACCGGGATTAGCTTGGAAAACAACTTCAGAATCGCCCACAAGGTCGGAAACGGATGGGGGTAAAACGGAGAGATCTCCCATGTCAACGACAGTTGATTCCTTTCCGTTGACTCCTTTTTCAACTCTTCCAATTGTTTCTTCCAGCTTTCGGGCATAACTTCTTTGTGCTTCCGCTTTCTTCGTAGCTTGTGTCGCTTTTTTCTTTGCAGCCCTTAAACGCTTTTGTGCCCCACGACGGGCACGTTCAGCGGTGGATAGCTGGTATTTTCGTTTAGCTGGTTTCTGCTGATCTGCTTGCTTGTCTGCCACGACACGCCTTTCCACCACTAGCCATTTTCTTTTTACCGTACATGTCTTTGCTAATTGTGTTGTTCCACCTGTCCAACTGATTGTCGGTTAGGTTGGTTATGTCTCCGCTGATTGCAATTATGCGGATTTCTTTGTCTGTACGACCGTCTGTACGGATTTCTTTGTCGTCAGCCATCGATCACGACTTCCTTCTTTGGTGGCAATAGGACTACGCCGTGTACTGCCGTTACGTTGTGGTTGATTTGTTCCTGTTTTGCTACGCCGACGCGATTGAGTAGTGATTCGGCAGCTTTGAGGCGCAGGTCGTCACCTCTTTCCGGGGCGGGGTTATCGATTGTATCGACTAATCGGTTTGCGGCTTTGAGTGCGTTGGTTGCCAAAACCGACTTGGTGCGTTCGATGATTTCATCTGCAAGGGTAGACTTGAGCCACGCTGCAGATCCACGTGAGTATCCTGCATCTAGGGCTGCTGCGGTTACTTGACCACCGTTTTCAAAGAGCAATTCTAGGAACCGCTCCTGTTGTTGGGTCAAATCCCTTTTTTTGTGTGTCTGGGGAAGTAGATTCATCGTTATTTTCCGAAACCGACTTGCAACGCCACTTCACATCTACAGGAAATAGCTGTTGTGATACCACGAATTCTTCCATTTCGGATATTCGTGCTTTGCATTGCTGTTCGGTGGGGTAAGGACCGCGTGTATCTCGTATTTCTACACACATGTCTGGTGAAACCGACAAGCAGACAAGTAACCAAGCTTCTAACATGTCGATTTCCTGTTGTTTATTAATGTGGGAAGGTAGTTTGTAGCCTCAATCGCCCAATGTCAAGGGTTTTCTACTGGTTTTTGTCGGGATGTGCTAAATAAACCTTGCCCCACAACACAAGTATAGCCACTATATGCATGTAAGTCAACAGGAATATCCATGCAGGTTACTTTTTTTGATAAAAAAATAAAAATTACCTACGAATTTTGTTGACAAATGACGATTTGACCTATACAATGAGGTTAAGACCCTCAGGGAAATAACCCATTACCCCCAAGCTACCCCTACACGTCGGTTTCATACCCCTTCGGGATACCCCGTTGGGGTCTTTTTTTGCCTAAATCACAGGGAACCCTCCCTTACACGTCGGTTGCATCCCTGCCGGGGCACCCCTACACGTCGGTTTCATACACATATCGGTAACCCCCAAAATATAAAATTGCTGTCGAGATTGCATACAGGTACGGGTACCCCCCCGGTGGCCCTTACGACCCCCATTGGGTTGCTCCCCATTGCCAATGCCGTGGATTGACACCGACAGACAAACCCAAACAAACCCCAGAGATAAACCCGCCCGTATATCTGCGCGAATTCTCATATTTTTTTACAAGGGCTGACAGTTTGTTGTATCGAAAACCCACAAGGTAAGCTGTCACGGTTAACATAACACACAAAACAAACACACCCGCCGCCCGATTTATCCCGCAATATCAAACCCAACGGCTACATTTCAGACGATAGGCAAAAAAGAACCCCGCCGGACTAGCCAGACGGGGTCAAGTGGGAGGAATACGGGTCGGTTTCAGTTGTCTAGATCATGCTTTGCTAGATCCCAAAGTGCCGCAAATAGGCACCAGCAAGCAATCAAAACCCATGCCAGCAACACCAGCATTACGATATGACTAGCTGGCATCATCTTGGCCTTTCACGGTCAGATTTAGACGGGCAACAGTGCGTGGGTTGTCGGTAAGGGTTGTATAATGATCAAACCCGATAGACCGCAAAACTGCTTTTAATGTTTGCGCCTGTGCTTCTAAGGCTTCGACTGATTGCAAGATCAAAGCTTGTTCGTCGGTCGTAATAACAACCATGCGCTTGGCGTCGCTGTTAAAATCTTCCTTGTTGATTGATATTGTGGTTTTCATAACGTTGGTTCCTTATGCTATGAAGAATTGAACAATGTCTACAACCTGCACCAGTGCAAGTAATAGAATGATAATGTGCCCGATATGGATTTTTTCATACATTGTTTTATTCCTCGTTGGTTGCAATAAACGGGCAAGATCGCCCCGCCCGTTCATTATTAGTTCGTTTTGCCCTAGCTTGCAAGCTTATATTTGGGCCGCTGGTATCCCTCGCGGTTTACCACAATTTTATAACCATGTTGGCGCAACCGATGCACGGCATTAGAAACCCCGCGAATAGACAAGCCGGACTCACGGGCAAGGGTATTTATATTGATGCCGTGCTTCCTAGCCGCAAGGGTACGGTAAACCCGCGCCAGTGACGAATTCGGACGGAATGGCCGCTTGTCGGTTCCGCGTTCGCCGCGCCGCCGCTGGTCGGTTTCACCCGTGCCGAATTCCTCGCGCAATTTGCCAAGCAATTCATGCCGGATATCCTGCCGAACAGCCGCGACAAGTTGGTTGCAAAGGTCAATGATATGTTCGTTGTTGGTTGTCATTTTATCGGTTCCTTTCTTCCGATTAGAGGATCATTAACAGAATAGTTACAAGCACGATGATCCAAACTAGCTTGTAAATGGTTGCGATAAATTCACCCATACTACGCCGCCAACCCTTCTAGATATTGCCATGACGGACTGGTTATAACGTTCCGCACATCTTCATTGCGCTTGCGCTGAACCATGTGCTGGCTGGCTGTATTTTTGCCAGTTTGCCGCTCGACACCATCCGCGCCAGTCCATGTCACATTTGTATGGGTTGCCCAATGGGTCAAAGCATTATAAGCCGCCCACATGGTCGAGCCTAGTTCCTGCTTTTCAGCATTGAATTGATGCATAAGGTAATTGAACAAACGTTCGTTTACTGGCTTGACGTGGCCTAGTTCCGCCGCCGCGCCGGATTTGTAACAAACGGTTTGCGCCAAGATATCCCCGAATTGCTCATCCGATAGACGGGCACCCCGCCAACGGTTCATCAAATCTAGTTGGCTTTCCCACATGTTCAAACCCATTGCCGCCTTGCTGATCAATGCCGCTGGTTCAAGGTTTTTAGTATGTTTTGATTTTTGGTGATATGCCTTTTCACCGCCAAATACCAACGTGTTACGGCAAAGGTCACGATACGCCCCGCTGAATATTTGGAAAGCCCAACTCATGTCAATACTGTTAAAGATATCCATGCGGCAGACAACATTGTCCTGCTTTTCACCGACTGCGTGTTGCAAGTCCATGAAATGCACGGTGCGATGGGCACGGAGTCCCCCGTCATAAATGCGGTCTAATACCTTGACGTTGCCAATGGGTAAATCTGAACCCGCCAAAATTTCAGCATGATTTGCGAATAGTTCATCATGCGGCACAAGTTTATAGCTGGCACCGACTGGCCTTGTGTTTAAAACTTCACCCGTTGCCGTATTTTGCAAAGCCGAATAATCGGGCATCGGGGTAGTTTCACACAATGCTATGTCGGAATAGTCTTCGCTTGTGATGGCTTCGATTGGCACCCGCCGGACGGAACCCAACTCAGTAAAAAGCCGAATGTCGTTCACATCATTATGATGATGAAACATCCCGCCGCCTTCGCGTTTATAGGTTGATGCGACTAAATTAGAATCAAACATGTTCGTTACCTTTCGTTGATTGAACATTTAACATAACAGAATCATACACCGATTTGACGTGATGGGAACCCCCCCAACCAAAAAAAATTCAGATAAAAAACGGGACGGGAAAAAATGGAAAAATTCCCGCCCCGCCCCGATGGGCAAGCCCCGCTACTCAACTTGCCCGATGATGCCACCGCCGCCAGTAAAACCAACAAACCGATGCGGCATGGCACCCCAAAAAATAAGAAACACGCTGACAAGATATTGCCTGACAATATTTGCTAGTGTGTTTGAAACAAAACTTGCACATAGTCTGCCGCCCAGCAAACGGTGCACGTTGAGCACGATTCGGTTTTGCCCGTTTGTTCGGGACAGATTACCGATTTGTTTTTGACTGGTTCGAATAGGTCGGCACTGTTCGCGCTGAATTGCCAGTCCGGCGCATTGCTAAAACGGATAGCAAAACGTTCACCGAAACTGCCCCGCACGGCACGAATAGCAAGCCCAATATCACTAGTCGGTTTGTATCCGGTAAATCCCCAAATAGCCAAATTATCAAATTTAGTTAATAGGTGTTGCCATAGTTCGACATAGTCCACCGAATAGAAATCGCCCAGAACATGCAACCGGATAATCACCCCGCGATAGGTCGCGCAAAGTTCCGCAACTTCTTTTTGCAATGCGGCTTCAAGTTCCGCCCCGTGCTGGATACGGTGCCCGAACATCATATTATTGCCATAGCAATTATCCCAATGATAGCAATAGCGCGGACATGTTGCCCGTTCTTCAAGCGTCAAGGTGTAAATCACATAGCCTTTAAACTTGCCCTTTTTAATTACGGGCAATTTATCTTTGGATAGCTTTTTATTGTTGGATTGCTTCAAAACGGATTTGCAATCGGCAACAGCGCGGCGGCTCTTTGGGTACATGGTCGCGGCTGGCTTGTTTACATCAGATTTTTTCATCACATCAAACCCCGCTAATCAAAACAGTATTGCCGCCACCCTCACAAAATAC